TGGATTAAAGTCTACGAATCGTAGGAGTTTAAATGGCTAATACTACTTCGGGAACAGCAACGTTCGATAAAACTTTTTCTATTGATGAGATAATAGAAGAAGCATTTGAGCGTATTGGATTAAATTCAGTAGCTGGTTATCAAATGAAATCAGCTAGAAGATCTCTTAATATATTATTTCAAGAATGGGGTAATAGAGGTATTCATTATTGGGAAATAGGAGACACTAATTTAGATTTAATTGAAGGACAATCAGATTATGATTTTTTTAGAGCAAGTAGTGATGGAACTTCAGCAACAACTACAGCCCCAGCTAGTGTATTTGGAATATCCGATGTCCTTGAAGCACAGTTAAGATCTAATAGAACTCAAACTACTCAATCAGATAGTCCTATGACTAAAGTAGATAGATCTACTTATGCAGGATTTTCAAATAAACTTTCACAAGGAACACCTAATCAATATTGGGTAGAAAGATTTATTGATAAAGTTAGAATACATATTTATCCAACACCTGATTCAACAAACGCATCTAAAGATATGCATTTCTTTTTTATAAAAAGAATACAAGATGTAGGTGATTATACAAATGCAACTGATGTACCATTTAGATTTGTTCCTTGTATGACTTCAGGTTTAGCCTTTTATCTTGCACAAAAATATCAACCACAGCTTGTTCAACAAATGAAACTATATTATGAAGATGAATTAGCGAGAGCATTAGCGGAGGATGGGTCAGCTTCTAGTACATACATTACACCTAAAGCTTATTACCCAGGAACATAATGGCAAAGTACGCAACAGGTAAAAGAGCAAAAGCAATATCAGATAGATCTGGTATGGAGTTTCCATACAGAGAAATGGTTAGAGAGTGGAATGGTTCTTTTGTACATATATCTGAATTTGAACCTAAACAACCACAATTAGAACCAAAACCTATGAATGGTGATGCTATATCTTTAAGAAATGTAAGACCCGGAAGAACAGAACCATCAACAACTGTTAGAATAGTTGATAATGGTTTTGAAACTTATGAAGCAGGTTCGAGAATTATAAATGTTTTTTCACCTGGACATGGTTTAACTAATGGTACAACTTATAGATTTAGAGGAGCACCAACTACTTCTCCAGGAACAGGTACTTCAACAAATCCGGTATTTGCATATTCAAATATTCCTGATTTTGATGGAATAACAGGAACTAATATTACAAAGTCTGCAGGATATGCTATTACTGTAGGTCTGTATAAAAATGATGCTGCAGTTACAACTGATTATGCAAGTTCAAATTTTTTTCATTTTACAGTTGATACAGATACTGCTACAGTTGGAGATGTAAAAGGAGGAGGTTATGGTTGTTCAGTAGGACCCGTAACAATCGAAGGATGATAAAAAAATTAAAAAATTTTATTTGTAAACTATTAAGAATTAAACAATGTGCATGTTCAGAGCAAGATGAACATCTTGAACTCTATGAGGAAACTGCAAAACAAAAAAAGATACGTTTAAAACATAAAGGAGAATCTAAATAATGGCTGGTATAAGTTATAGCGGATTGGTTACACAAATTAGAAATTACACTGAAACAGATTCTAATGTTTTAACTACAGATATTTTAGAAAATATTATTTTAAATGCTCAATATAGAATTATGAGAGATGTTCCTATTGATTCAGATAGAAAACAACAAGACGGTAATTTAGTAACTGGGCAATCAACTATTAATGCACCTGGAGGAGCTTTATTTATAAGAGCAATACAAGTTTATGACTCTACATCAGCTGTAACTGGGGCAAATGTATTTTTAGAAAAAAAAGATATTTCGTATTTACAAGAATATGTATCTTCAACAGAATCATCTAAAAGAGGACAACCTAAATATTACGCTATGTTTGGAGGAGCTACAGGAGATGGTGATACTAACTCTGGAAGAATGATGTTTGCTCCAGTGCCTGATACAACATACAAATTTAGAGTTCACTATAATAAAATGCCAGCTACTTTAGCTTCAGATAACACCACTAACTATATTAGTCTTAATTTTCCAAATGGTCTATTATATTGTTGTTTATCAGAAGCTTATGGTTTTTTAAAAGGGCCTATAGATATGTTGACATTATACGAAAATAAATATAAACAAGAGGTACAAAAGTTTGCTAACGAGCAAGTTGGTAGAAGACGAAGAGATGACTATACTGATGGTGCTGTTCGTATACCAGTAAACTCAGCAAACCCGTAGGAGATAAATTATGGCAATAACATCTGCAGTATGCACAAGTTTTAAAGTAGAACTTTTAAAAGGGGTTCATAATTTTACAGCTACATCTGGAAATACATTTAAAATAGCATTATACACAAGTTCAGCATCTTTAGGTGCATCGACAACAGCTTATAGTACATCAAACGAAATTACAAATTCATCTGGAACAGCGTATACAGCAGCTGGAGCAACTCTAACAAGTGTTACACCTGTAGCTGATAGCACAACTGCAGTTTGTGATTTTGCCGATGTTAGTTATTCAAGCGCTACATTTACAGCTAACGGTGCATTAATTTATAATGATTCAGCATCTGGAGATCCGGCATGTGCAGTTATAGCATTTGGATCCGACAAAACTGTAACAAGTGGAACTTTTACAATTCAATTCCCAGCAGCGGACGCAACCAACGCAATCATAAGATTAGCATAAGGAGGTCCTCCTTATGGCAAACACTTGGAACCAATCAGGCACAACCTGGAGCACAGATCGTTGGGGAACGACTGACGCCATAACAAGTGGTTGGGGTGCAGATGCTTGGAATACTGGTGGTTCATGGGGCCAAGCTACAGACGAAGTAGTTCAATTAACAGGTTTATCATTAACATCAGCAGTAGGAACTCCTATATCAGGAGCTCAACAAGGTTGGGGCAGATCTGAGTGGAGTGAAGAACCGTGGGGAGAAAGTAATAATCCTGTTGTTACACTTACAGGTTTTGGATTAACTTCTGCAATAGGATCTGTTTCTGTTTCTGCTCAAATAGCAACAGGTTGGGGTCAAGATGGTTGGGGAGTTGAAAATTATGGCGAGTCAGGTTTAGTTGTAGAATTAGAAGCACCAGACGCAATACAATCTAATATATCTGTTAATGCTTGGAACGATGCTTCATGGGGCGAAGGTCAAGGTTGGGGAATATTCTCATTAGACGTAGCAGATGTTATGGGACTAACAGGAGTTTCTTCAACATCTAATGTTGGATCTTTTACATTAATTAGCAGTCCATTAGTAATTCCAACAGGAGTTTCTGCAACTGCTTCAGTAGGATCATTATCACCTGCTGATGTAATCGGATTAACTGGAGTTTCTGCAACAGCTTCTGTTGGAGCATTAACACCAGCAGATGTAATGGGATTAACAGGAGTGTCTGCAACTTCAGAAGTTGGTGGTCCAACTATTACATCCAATCCTACTATTGTACCAACAAGTTTAAGTATTACTTCTGCAGTAGGTAATTTAACACCTGCAGATGTTATGGGACTTTCTGGAGTATCTGCAACATTTAGTGTAGGATCAATTAATCCTGCAGATGTAATGGGATTAACAGGCGTACAAACAACTTCTGCTGTAGCTGCATTTGGAACTGCTTCAGGCTTTGGAATTCAAGCATATTCAAACGTTGACACAGGTTCAAATTCATCGTATACAAATGTTGCAACTGGATCAAATACAAGTTATAGTGACGCTGCATAGGAGATAAAATTATGGCATCAACATACACACCTTTAGGGGTAGAACTTCAAGCGACTGGTGAAAACGCTGGTACGTGGGGAACAAAGACTAATACTAATTTACAAATAATAGAACAAATTTCTGGTGGATATACTACACAATCAATAGCAGGTGGTGCTCAAACTACAGCATTATCTGTATCTGATGGATCAACTGGTGCTGTGTTATCTCACAGAATGATAGAATTCACAGGTACAATTTCAGGAAACCAAATTGTAACCATACCTTTAGATGTACAAACATTTTATTTTTTAAGAAATTCAACATCAGGTTCACACACAGTACAATTTAAATATGCTTCAGGAAGTGGTGATTCATTTACTTTTGCTGCAGGAAATAAAGGTGATGCTGTTGTATTTGCAACTGGAAATGATGGTACTAATCCAGATATAGATACTTTACCTGCTGGAGATGTAACATTAACTGGTACACAAACTTTAACAAATAAAACTTTAACTAGTCCTAAAATTGGTACTTCTATTTTAGATACAAATGGAAATGAATTAGCTCTACTTACAGCTACAAGTTCTGCAGTAAATGAATTTACAATTGCAAATGCTGCAACAAGTGCAGGACCAACTCTTTCATCAACAGGTGGTGATACAA